AGCGAAGGGACAACAAGAACAACCAGCTCAACAGGAAGTTCCTGCTGAAAACCCAACCGATGCGCCGGTACCAGTAACACAAGATGCTGGCCATGGTATGGAAGAAGCTGAAGATAAAGGACAAGCAAATGTATCACCAGAATTTGGACAGGATTTTAAGGCTTACCAAGGCTTCAAGCATTTCATCGTAAACAGAAAGAAAGGCAAAGCAAGAAAGTTCAAGGGTGTTTCTGATTTGGCGAAGGCAAGCATGACTGAAGACGAACAATATATGGGGATAAAGGAATTCAAGAAGTATTTGGATGAAGTATTGTTTGGTAAGAAGGGAATGATGAAGGAAGATACGCCGGTTGACCCAACCATTGTTGCAAGCTCACAGAAGCTTATGGGTTTGATTCAGCAAAAGATTCCAAAGGAAGTTATTACAAACATCAAGAACAATCAGGTTGCACAGGCTCAGGTTATTATTGATTTTGCTCAGCTAATTGGTGTTCCAAGTTCTCAGTTACAAAAGATTACTATTGGAATCAGGAACGCACAAACCAATTCTTCAAGCACAACCAGCAATGACGCTTCAAGTAGCTCAACATCTGTTAGTACAAGTTCTACGGTAACTGAAGGAAAGAATGTAATTAAAAATATCAAAGTTAAAGATTTAAAATAAAATTATGCCGGACTACAATCAAATAGCTAAAAAAGCATTACTAAACGCAACCAAGGGTGGTAATGGTGGAACACCATTGAACGAAGCTGTTGTCTACCCAGAGAACATGTCTGAAAGGATGCACCCACAACTCGAAGACGAGTTGAGAGACGATAAGCACTCGCTGGGTAAGCACCCTGCATTTCCAGAAGGTGATGAAGATTCTTTTACCCAAAAGATTATGGGTAAGCGTTTCAGTGAAGTTGCTAAGAGATACAAAAGAGCCTTTGATGTAAACAACATCAGTAATGAAGAAGTTAAGCAACAAATGATGCCATTGGTTTTCGAAACCATCGCATTGGAATCAAAGCACAAGGCTGAGCTTGAAAAGTTGGCGGTTGAAATGATTCGTAAAGAATATGATATCAGCCCAGACGCTGTTGAAATCATCGCTGAATTGACTCCGCACATCTCTATTGAAGGTACCAAAAAGAATCCTAAGCCAATGCCGGTTGAAGGAATGGAGTTTGAGAACCACGAAGAAATCGAAAATACAAACGCTGAAGTTTATAAGAGAAGATTGCTTAATGCAATGACTCAGGGTGCCGCAAAGAAATGTAATCACATGTTCCATATGGTTGCTGAGGAATTGGGCGACCTTGACCCTAAGCTTCCAAACAAATATGCCAAGATGATGGCTGCTGCTGATTACATGTACTACATTATTCCAAAGATGGACAATGGTGTTAGTGGTGGTGTTGTGAAGGTTGAATTCCCATCTGCGAAGAATCCAAAGGCGATTATCTATGCTCAGGCTATGGTTTTCCCAGTATTGGTTCACGAAATCGTAAAGGGTGTAATGGAATTGCTTTCCGCTCATGGATTGCCAAAGAAAAAGAAAATTGCTGAATATGTTATAAATAAGGCTGATTTCCTTGCCGCTGAGCCATGGGATATGAGAATGGGCCCAGCTATCTGGGAACAATTTGCTGATGCGATTGATGCGGATGACTTTGATTTGAAGCACCATGTATATTCTGAATTGGCTGCTTTACCTGCGAAGGAATTCCACAAGGTAATGAAGGAAATTCTTGCCGGTACCGTAGAAGGCAAGAAATACATCAAGACAATTGTTAACGATGTGAGACGTGACTTACAGGAAGAAGAATTCGGAAATGCCCTTAACGAACTGGGTATCGATACGAACAACGATGAAGACGAAATTGAACCATTTATGTAATAAAATTAAAACCACTCGCCTGAGTGGTTTTTTTGTGTAAGGTCTCCAAAAAGCACAAAATCAGCCTTTAAACTGCTTTCAACATATTTATTAGTATGTTAAGCAGACAAGAAATCATAAAGGAATACGCCAAATGCTTAGATAATCCTATCTATGCAATAGAAACCTATTTGGAGACTTTTGACAAGACTCAAGAGGGTTTCGTTCCATTCAAGCTATTCCAGAGACAGAAAGAGATTATCCAGTGCTATGATAAGCATCGTTTTAATCTGATTACAAAACCAAGACAGGCTGGGGTATCTACTACTACCGCCGCTTTCATGGCAGTTAAGGTTGCGTTGGCAGATAAAGAAAACCCCGAAGCGGTTCTGATTATTGCGAACAAACAGGAACTTGCCTTCGAATTCTTGGCCAAGATTAAGGATTTCCTCTCACAAATGCCTCGTTGGGTCTGGGGGCCTGAATACTACGGCACAGAAAAGCTTGAAGCCAAATCAATCTTCGGAAAAGAATCTGTAAAAGAAATCAAATTACCAAACGGTTCGAGAGTTAAGGCCGTGGCCACTTCCAAGGATGCCCTTAGAGGTTTCACCCCTACATACCTTGTAATGGATGAAGCAGCCCACATTGACAACGGTGACCAAGTATTTGGTGCTGCACTTACAGCGTTGGGTACGGGTGGTAAAGCTACTCTTATTTCTACTCCAAATGGTTTGGACGCACTTTACTACAAAACATACGAAAAGGCTAAATCTGGTAAAAATGACTTCAATATCATTGAAATGAAATGGTATGAGGATTATCGTTATAACAGAGACTTGAAATGGTTACGAGGTGATGTGGAAAATCAAGAAGTTGAGGCTGAGGTTGAATTTTCATTTGAATCATATGAGCATAGAATTGAAGAAGGTTGGAAACCTACGTCTTCATGGTATGAAGAAATGTGTCGTGGTATGAACAACGACTCAAGAATGATTGCGCAGGAATTGGATGTATCATTCATCGGTTCTGGTGGTAACGTTATTGCTGAGGTTGATATCGACAGACAAAAGAAATTAAACGTGAGAGAGCCAATCAGAAAGACTGGCCCTGACAATGATACTTGGATTTGGGCTGACCCAGTTGAAGGGCATCAGTACGTTATGGGCGTGGACGTTTCAAGAGGTGATGGTGCAGATAAATCAACCATTCAGATTCTTGATTTTACCACCATGGAACAGGTTCTGGAATTTGAAGGAAAGATTCAGCCGGATTTGTTGGCCCAGCTTGTTGAGCAATACGGTGATGATTACAAGGCATATGTCGTTGTGGATATCACTGGTGGTATGGGTGTATCAACAGTATTAAAGCTTGTTGAGTTTGAATACAAGAGACTTCACCATGACAACGTGGGTAGCAAGGTCCTTTCAAGCAAGCAGAAGCAGTTACAGAATATCAAGAAACAGAACAACGAGAAGATTCCGGGATTGCAGGTAAACAATATTCGTTTACAGATGGTTTCAAATTTCGAAGAAAAAGTAAGAACGTTGGGTGTTATCATTAGGTCTGTAAGGCTTACTGGTGAGATGAAGACGTTTGTATATAAGAATGGTAGACCTGACCATCAGGAAGGCTATCATGATGACCTTATCATGGGTATGGCCATGGCACTTTGGGTTATTGAGCATTCATTTAAGAATCTTGAGAAGTTTGCAAAACAAACGAAAGCCATGCTTAAGGGATGGATGAATGGTGCCAAGACACCTGCTGCCCCAGCCCCTCTTACTGAGGCTGAGCGTGGACAGGGATTTGTTTCAAAAGAAAATAAGCATAAGGAAGCCGCAAGGAAGCCAAACTTCAGCCCTAAGGTTGCGAGGAATATGCAAGACCCTAAAGGCCAATATATGTGGTTGTTTAGTGGTACCAAATAAATCTTAAACAAAATGCCAGTACAAAAAAGAGGATGTTATACAGTAAAAACTTACACCAGTGAACTTTACACTTGGTGCCCAGACAGGTCTATTTATAAGGCACCACAAGGTGGTGGTAAGAATAATCGTTTCTGTAATGCAACCCCATTTTCTCAAGGTCAGGATTGGATATCAACCTATTCATATAATGTGGTTGTAGCTCAGAACGGACAGGTTGAAAGACTTGCCTATGTAGAATGTGATTACGTTCAATAACCTTGATTTTTCTAATAAAAACAGTATAATTCAATAAACGCTATATGGCTAAACAAAAACTAACGGTATTTCAAAAATTAGGTCAGATATTAGGCCCAGAAGGTTTCAAGACCAAAGAAACCAGCAAGCCGCAGACCCAGAGATATAACATCGGCAACGATGTGCTTATCAAGACTACCGACAAAGCAGCATTCGAGACAGCTAAGCTTCAGGCTCAGCAAAATAAATATTTAGGACAAACTTGGAAGAAGGTTGAAAATGGTCTTTTCCAGCAGTCCGTTAACTACGAAACAACCAGAATCAGTTCATATTCTGACTTCGAGGCTATGGAGTTCTACCCAGAAATCGCCGCAGCTTTGGATATCATGATGGAAGAATCAACTACCCTTAACTCTAACGGTAGAATGGTGAACGTTTACTCAGACAGTAAGCGTGTAAAGGGAATTGTTGAAGACCTTATCTTCAACCGTTTGGACATTCATACCTCTTTACCGATGTGGACCCGTAATACCTGTAAGTATGGTGACAACTTTGTTTACTTGAACATCGATGACCAGAATGGTATTATTGGTGCTAAGCAGATGCCGAACTACGAAATGGAAAGAAGAGATGGTGGTTTGTTCGATGTACTTTCACAGAATCCTTCCCAGACAACATCAAAATCAGATAAGGTTAAGTTCTATTGGAGAGGTCGTGACATGGAATTCAATTCATTGCAGATGGCTCACTTCAGATTGCTTGGCGATGACAGAAGACTTCCTTATGGTACATCAGTACTTGAGAAAGCAAGAAGAATCTGGAAGCAGCTGTTGCTTTCTGAGGATGCGATGTTGGTTTACCGTGTAACAAGAGCCCCAGAAAGAAGAATCTATAAAATCTTCGTTGGTAACATCGATGAAGCGGATGTAGAATCATACGTAAATGAAATTGCGAACAGGTTCAAAAGAAGTCCAGTTGTTGACCCAGCAACCGGCCAGATGGACCTTCGTTACAATCAGCTTTCAAATGACCAAGATTATTTCATTCCAGTAAGAACAGAAGACGCTCCAAATCCAATCGATACACTTCCGGGTGCATCTAACTTGGACCAGATTGCGGATATCGAGTACTTGCAGAAGAAATTGTTTACAGCATTGAGAGTTCCTAAGCCGTTCTTGGGCTTTGATGAAACAACTGGTGACGGTAAGAATCTTGCCTTGCAGGATATCCGTTTCTCCAGAACCATCAACCGTATCCAGCAAACGATGTTGCAGGAATTGAACAAGATTGTTATCATTCACTTGTACCTTTTGGGATTCGAGGATGACTTGGACAATTTTACACTTACTCTTAATAACCCATCAACACAGGCTGAAATGTTGAAGGTTGAGCATTCTCAATTGAAGATGACTCTTTATAAGGATTCTGTATCTGATGCCGGTAACGGTTTCGGTGCTATGTCTATGACCAGAGCCAAGAGAGAAATCCTTGGTTGGTCTGACAATGAAATTAAGCAGGATTTACTTGAACAGAGAATGGAGAAGGCTGCGGCGGCTGAATTGGCCAATACAGCTTCAGTTATCAAGCATACTGGTATGTTTGATATCGTGGACAGACTTTACGGTGATATGACTGCTGCGATGAAGGGCGGTACCCCAGAAGGCGGTGAAGAAGGTGCTGATGCTGCCGGTGGAGGCGGTGGCTTAGGTGGTGGTTTTGGTGGTGGTGGAACCTCAGAAACTGACTTGGACTTCGGTCAGGATGAGGAAGGAACTGAAGGTGCTGAGACCCCAGAAGGCGGTGCGACAGGTGGCGCAGAGGGTGGCGCAGAGGGTGGAGCTGAACCGGCTGAAGGTGGTGCGGAAGCTCCAGAACCAGCGGCTGGCGGAACAGAACCGGTAACCCCAACGGCAGAGCAAATTAAAAGAAGGGCCAATATTCTTAA